ATGGCAAAAAAAATGAAAAGATTATCAATGGAAATTTGTACAAGTATGACGTACGATGAATTATTCAAGCTCAAGATTAAAAACCTTGAACTAGAAGGGGCAGTTAAAGAAACGCTTGAAAGCCATTATCACGTTATCAGATATCTAAAAGAGTATTTTGATACATCCATCTTGCAAATATCAGATATGAATACCCAATTCTTAGAAGATTTTGGCTATTGGTTGAAGGATACAAGGGGAATTAAAAATATCACTATTAATGGATATGTCAAAAGAATAGTTGCAACTTTGAATCTTGGAATTGAGAAAGGATTCATCAAAGAAGATAATTTTCATTGGAAAAGGTTAAAAGAAGATAAGGTTATGAAAGAAATCTATACAGATGACGAACTTGAAAGACTTCTGAAAAAGCCTAAAATGAAATTCTTTGGTAAATATAGGACGTGGGTATTGATTAATTTCCTGCTCGGTACGGGTGTAAGAGCGAAAGAGGTTAGAAACATATTAATCGGGAATCTTGATTTGAAACAAAGTATGTTAATCCTGACACAGACCAAAACAAAGACGGATAGATATATTCCTATTTCAAAGTCTTTAAGAAAAATTCTGATGGAATACTTGAGGTATAGACAAAGTGATAATCCTAATGATTATTTGTTTTGTACTATCAAAGGGGAACAATTGCCAAGAACAACTATGCAAATGGCAATTCGTAATTATCATACTGAAAGAGAAGTTGATACTTTTGGAATTCACAAATATAGACATACTTTTGCAACAAAATGTATTGAAAATGGAATGAATCCTTTCCAGCTTCAAAGAATACTCGGTCATAGTACAGTTACAATGACACAAAGATATGTTCAAATGAGTACCAAGATACTAACACAGAATTTTGATAATTTAAATCCATTAGAACAATTTTTTGGAGAAGGTAGCGAAAGAATCAAACTCAAAAAGTAAGGGGTAGACAAAAACACACCCACTTTTCACAATCGCTATAAACAAGTAATACCAATACTTTCATAGATTGGTAAAAATAGAGCATAGTAAAAGCCCATAAGTGTTGAAATACCAACGTTTATGGGCTTTTTTTATTGTTTAAAATGAATTCTGACAGGATTTTAAGCGGGTTTTATTATAAAGAGGTATCATTGTATACCTAATGGGTGATAATTGAAAATATTGCTCTTTGAATTGATTTAATATGGCAATAAAAAATATGCATAAAAATACAAATAAAAACTTGACTTTTTGCATAAAATGTGGTATAATTGTACAACAATTTAGCGAAGAATCTTCGCCTGTATAAATTATACCACTGTATTCAATATAAGTCAAGGCTATATTGAAAAAAATCAAAAATTGAAAGGAGAAAAATGGCAAAGGGAGAAAGAAGACAAAAAAGATTTGAAGAAAGCATATCATTAATTGACACAAAGAAAAGTAATGGTGATAAGCTTAGACCAGACGGACAAGCTCAAGCTTGTAGGGATTTACTTTATTTAAATGACGAAGATAGAGAACAATTTTTTGGTGGGAACTACTATAAGGAAATAAAAGAAAAGATATCTCAAAAAGATAAAAGAAACTCAAAAGTTATAAAAGAATATTCGGATTATATTAATGCCTTGAGAAATTATTTAGAAGAAAATAGTGTGGATACAAACAGATACTATAAAATTATTAGAATAATGGGAACACTTAAGGATGATATGATATGGACAAAATTATTTGAAAATGAACCGGTCTTATTTAAGGATGTTCAATTATCAAGAAGCCCATCAAATTCAAATCATTTTGAAATAGATTTTAATAATGAGGATGATTATAAAATTCTATTAAAAATATTACCGTTTTTAGATTATAGTGATAATCTAAAGGAAATAGGATATATTTTTAATAGAATAGTCAAGAATTGCAAATTTACTGATAATCAATCACAATTATTGGAGCTTTTGAGAGCTGGGAAAGATAATCCTGAAGATTATTTATTTTATTCCTGTCCAAGAAAGCGGGAATCAATTAGCGAGATTAGAAAGGCTTTATATTATTTTGAAAGTGATATGGCTGATGAGTTAGGTTGGGAATATGATAGGGTTAGAAAGGTTTTTGATGGCTTATGTAAAAAACTTTGTAATAAATATAAAAAAATTAATCTAAATTAGGGCAGATTTCGACATGAAACCTATAATGTATTATAGAGGGATATGTTTTTTGGTCAAGAGTAGACTGAAATTGGGAATTTTATATATACAATATGTGAAGGATAAAATCGTGCAGAAGCGGACTATATTTTGTGGAGTCTCCTTATACAATATATGTAGAAGAGATTACAGGAAAATCGGACTATATCTTGTGGGGATACCTTATACAATATATAGAGGGATGTGATTTTGGTCAAATAGTGTGAGATTTCAACATGTAACCCTTATACAAGTAGTGAAGAGAAACAAACAAAACAAGGTATTAACATCAACGTCAATGATGTTTATATATGAATATTATTTGAATAGCTATTTTATAATAGTTTTTCATCCTCCAATATATCAAGCTATAGCCAGCCTGATATATTTTTTTTGACAATGTTATGAAATAATTAATAATGTTGTCATTATTCTTTATGTTGCCGTTTTAACGGTACATTTTTAAAAGGGCGGTCTGCCAACTGCCCTTCTCCTAATAAAAATATCAACCATTTATGGTTGTTTTGTATATCCAAGGGGGCGAAAGCTCCCACCCCTTTTTTAAGAAGGGAATTAATGATTTAATAAAGGTGGTCAAAATGAAATGTGATAAATTAATAATGCTTTTGAAAAATACGCTTTACTTGAATGATAATATAAGTCAAAAATATATAGCTGATGGAATTAATATTTCCAATTCGGCACTAAGTCAATTTAAACGTGGAAAACTTATATTGTCAGATGAAAAACAAAAGGAATTACTTGATTTCCTTTTGAATATATAAATATTGGGTTTTGATAGTTAAACTTGTAAAAGGGTAATTATCGGGAAACAAAAGGAGGTTCGTAAATGAGCGAAGAAAATAAAACATACACACAAGAGCAAGTTGATAAGCTTGTGCAGTCGGAAACTGATAAAATCCGAACAGAGTACACAAAACAAATTAAGGAGCTACAAGAGAAACTTCCACCTGAAAAAGATGAAAAGGAAGTTGACTTGGCGAATAGATTGAAAGCTCTTGAAGAAAGGGAAAAAATGATGGATGTTCAAGATGAATTATCAAAAAAGGGTTTTGATCGGGAGCTTGCCGATTTTATAAAATCAGGTTCTGATATTGAAAAACTTACTGAAATCTTGAAGAATAATCAAAACTATATCCCTGACAAACATAAGGGAACAGAAACAACAATAACCAAAGAACAGTTTAAAGCTATGGGATATTCAGAAAGAGCGAAAATCTACAATGAGAATCCTGAACTTTATAAAAAACTGTCACAATAACTATGATATAAACGCTCGCCAAAGCGTTTAAATAAAATAAAATTTTTTTAATACCATTCTAAAATTTTATCTTTTAATAAACAATATGATAAATGAATAAAAAATATGACAAGTAAAGACGGTAAACCGTCAAATAAATTTAAAGGAGGAATAATTAATGGCATTGATTATACCAGCTCTATATAAGGACTCTGTCCTTGAAAAAATGAGCTATAAATTAAGAGTTTCAAAACTAGCCACAGATATGACTAGCGATGTGTTTCTTATAGGTTCAGAAGGCGAGACAGTTCATTTTCCTGTATGGGATAGAATTGACGAAGCTGACGTTGTAACCAAGGGAACAGAAATTGATGTGGAAACCATGTCGCAAACAGATTCAACCGCTACAATTTATCAAATTGCCAAAGGTGTCAGAGTTTATGATAAAGACGCTAAAGGTGTCAGGGGTAATATGACTGATGTTGCAATTGAACAAACAGCTGGTTCATTAGCAGAGAAAATTGATTCTATGCTTATTGCAACTCTAGACAGTGAAGTTTCACTATCAAGTGCGACGGCGGCAGTCAATGCAATCACACAAACTGAACTACTCACAGGAATGGGATTGTTTTCTGATGACCAAGATGCAGATTCTTTCGCAGGAATCGTAATAAATTCAGTTCTACTTTCAAGTTTTCTTGGAATGGATATGTTTGTATCTACTGGATACACTAATACAGTTGACGGAAACGGTATTGTAAGAGCGGGCGGACTTATAGGTTTCTTTATGGGAATACCTGTATATATGTCTAACCACAATACTATGAGTTCAGATACTACACCTGAAGCCAAAACTTATGTAATCAAGAAAAATGCTCTTGGTTATATGTTCAAACAAGATTTGAACGTGGAAATCGAGAGACTTCCAAAATTGTTTGCAAATGATGTTGTAACATCTAGTATGCTTGCAACTAAGCTCGTTGACAGTTCAGGAGCATTGCTTCTAAAGAAAACAATAGCGTAGTACAAAAAAATTAAATGAAAGGTAGGTGAAAAGCCACAATCCTTTCAGAGAAATTATTAAAGTCTTAAAATTAGAGTTAACATTACTTGTGCAATTAAATACAGAGATTGAAGAGAAAGCTAATCATCAGGCTTTCTCTTTTTTTGAACTTTTAGTTACATATGAAATCACAAAGAAAGGAGTATGTAAAATGTTGAGATTGAAAGATTTAATCCAAATAAGAATAAGGTCTGGAATTAGTCAAAAAGAATTAGCTGAATATTTAGATTTTTCAAGACCATTTGTCTCTATGGTTGAATCGGGTAAAAGAGATATCCCGAAAGACAAGAGAAAAGAATGGGAACAAGCCGTTATGGTTTTGAGAAGTGAGAAAATAAAAGAACTAAATAAAAAATTACAAGAAATGATTAAAGAAGAAAGCAAATAAATCACGAAGGGGGAACATGTAGTGAATTATTTGCTTTTCTATCTTTGAATAAAAGGATATGAAAAGCGAGTAACATTATTGTCTGAAAGGGTAGCTACAACGCTCTAACAAGGCAAACTTCAATTTAAATTACAAATAGGTATCTATGGTATACCTGAATGAAAAACAGATAGAAAAGTAATGTGATTACTACATTACTTAAAAATGGAAAACAGAAAATGGCATAAAGAAATAAATGGTGAAGAACAAAAATTGATACTTACAGATGATATTGACAGCCTTTTGAGTTGTGCAATATTAAACCAACTATTTAATATACAAGTAGGCGGTTTCTTTAGTTGGGAAACTTTATATTTAACAAAGGAACATGCTTGGTTAGACCCAATATATATTGATTGTGACCTTTCAAAAGGAAAGTGTTTTGGAAACCATTTTACAGTGATTGAAAATCCTGAAGCAATGAATATGAATACAATAAGAAAAATCAAGAGAAATGGTTATTGTCGAAAATATCCATTCAGTACAACACTTTTAATATTAAGCCTGTATAACATAGATTTATCTAATATGACAGATGAACAACTTAAAATACTAATTGCCATTGATTCGGCATATCAGGGCTTTTATACAAAGAACGAGTATTTTAAATCAATATGGATAAACTGGGCTAAAAGTATGAAATTAGATATCTTCATAGATTTATTAGAAAGAACCAATAAATCGGAATTTCAAGACATCAACGTTAAATATAATTTGAAAGCAAAATTAAGAATCAGAGATGATAAATTAATTGGAACTTCATTGAAAGTTCGGGAAATTCAAAAGATTTTCCCCGATATTAATTTATCAGTAAATTTAAAAGGTCTTGAATTTGAAGAAGAATTTAAGACAATTCCATATGAAGGATATCCCGATCAAAAGGAAAATATCTTTCAAGGAGCATGGACAAAGAAGAACTACGCTAAATGGTCAGTTCTTGCATAATGGACAAAAGGAAGGGGAGATTAGTGATAAATACAAAACAATTTTTAGAATCTTTTCACGGAAAAGAAAAAATAAATTTCAACTGTATTAAACAATATGGAAAGAAATTAAATTCAGAATATAACGATAAAACGATAGATGTATTATCCCAGTTGAACGAACAAGGATATAACATCTATTTTTATGTGAATGGTGGAGGCGTAAAGGACAAAGAAATAAATAAATTTAACGCTTTATTTATAGACTTTGACAAAGGCAAAATACAGAGCAAAGAATATTATCCACTTGATGAAGTGGCAAAATATAAAGAAGAATGTATAAAAAAGGTTCAAGATTTTGATTTTGAGCCTTCTTTTATTGTAGAGACTAGGAACGGCATACATGTTTATTGGCTTCTTAATGAGGGAGCATTACCTGAAGAATGGAAAATATGTACTGAAAAATTGATATCATATTTTGACAGTGACCCAAGAGTAAAGAACCCAGCTAGATTGATGAGAGTACCTAACTATAATTGGATTAAAGATATCAATAATCCTTTTATGTGCAATATCATTGAATCAAATAATATTAAATACGATATTGAGGATTTTATGTTTTGCCTTCCTGATATTGAGAAAAAGGAAATTAAGAAAAGTAATAGGATAATTAAGACAGTTAAAAAGGTTGATTCTAATAATAACGATAATATGAATATTATGGCAATTAAAAACCTTGATGTTGATATGATGAAGCTATTATTAGATAGAGGGGGAAAAAGGTGTAACGATATAATCTATACTATATATAAAGAATATATCGTTACACCTAAAACCCACGACAAAGATATACCAACGGATACACTTGTTTTGTCTGATATGGAATTTTTTGATTTAATTGAATATATAGATTTGTATATATTCCTTGGTGTTGATGGTGACAAGTTTTCTTGTATACTTCCAAGCCATGAAGACAATAATCCATCGGCTGGCATTGTCACGAATCAAAATGACCACTACATGTACAACTGTTTTGGTTGTGGTTTTAAAGGTGGAATACTTAAACTAATTCAAGCCATTAGCGGTTGTAATCTGCCACAATCAATTAATTTCCTTAAAGCGGTATTCAATATAACAACGGAAACGGAATATCAGAAACAACAAAAGGAGTTATATGATTCAAATATTTCATACATTTTAAGCGGTAAGATGGAAAATGATTATCCTGATTTGTGGAAATATATCAAGCCCAGGAAGACAAAATTAATCACATTACTTGAATACGCAAAGAATAATATTACTGATGAAAAATATTCTATTGATGGAGATTCAATCTTCTATGGTTCTATAAGGTACTTTAAGGATTTGTTAAATATTGGCTCTTTAGAAACTATCAATAAAACAATTCAATTATTCAATTTCCTTGAGCTAGTCACTAAGATTGCACCTGAAGAAATACCTTCTGAAATGTTAGAAAAGCATAAAAAGAAGGCAAAAGAGAATAAACATAAGAATTTGATAAATACATACATGATTAAATCTTATGATTATAATACGCTTCAGGAGAGCGATGAAAAGGCAAAAATTTTAAAAGATAATAACTTTTCTATGAAGGGCTTGAGCTATGAATATATTTTAAGAACTTTCGGGGAAGAAACGGCAAAGAAATATTATCCTCAAAATAGGAAAAGCAAGCCTTCTAAAAAGTCGGATATCTTGACAAATGAAATTGTAAAAATAATATTCTGTCAGATTGAATTAAAGGGCTTTGTCATAGAAAAAGAAATTGTAGAATCTTTGGGTTCACAGTATGGCAGAGAGAAAGTTAAAACCCAAATGAAAAGAAGTATCCAAGAGATATTAGATAAATACGATTTGCAAAGAATAAGAGCAAATAAATTGAATAAAGAAAAGTATGGGATAACTTGTCAGGGTTATCCTTTTATTATTGTGAGAGGTGATTAAATGGCATCAACAAGTATAAAACAACAATTGCAAGACATTATAAAAAATGAGTACAAAACCATATATGTCCTTTGGAAGTATTGTCCTCAATATTTTCAAGGAAAGGAATTGAATTCAATAGATGATTTAAAAGCAAACTGGAAGATGTTCCCAAAGAGTACAGATGAACAAATGGCTTTGAACTGGGAACTTGAAGAAGATGTTTCTAAGGGGATAAAATTTCTTCTTGATAAGCTCCATCAAAAGAAAATGGTTGATGTATATTTGACCTTTTACGAGAAAGCCAAAGAAGGGGACGTTGCATCAGCTAAATTCCTAATGGATTTTTCAAAAGAATTCTTTAAGGACAGTATATCGGAGCTTGAAAGCCTATTAAATGGAATAGAAGTTTAAGGGTGATTAAATTGGATAATAATGAAAAATTAATAAAGATAATGTCAGAGCCGAAGCTTTGGATCGAAAGCTTTGTGAAGATAGTAGATAAAGAAGGTAAACTTGTACCGTTCAAGCTGAACAATGAACAGGCTGAACTACTTGAAGGATTAGACAAATATTCTATCATTCTTAAATCAAGACAATTAGGGATATCAAGTGTATCACTAGCCTTATCCTTGTATTATGCACTGATTCAATCAAATGTAACATGTTTATTAATGTCTTACTCAATTGATTCAGCTACAGGAATCTTTGATAAGTTAAAACAGATGGAAAGTGATTTACCTGAAGTTATAAGAGTTAAGATGGTAAATAATAACAGAAAAGAGTTGAAATTTTTAAACGGTTCAAGGATTATTGTTGCAACTTGTGGGACAAAGGACGTTGCAAGAGGATTGACAATTAAATTCTGTCACTTGTCAGAAGTTGCATTTATGAATGACAATATAGATAAGCAATTATTAGCAATTGAACAAGCTTTAATACCTGACGGAAAGATAATACTTGAATCAACTGCCAATGGATTGAATCACTTTTCCGAGATGTGGAGTAAGGCAGAAAGGCAAGAATCACTTTATAAGGGGTTCTTTTTTAGTTGGGTAAACGATAAAGTCATGTTTGCCAAAGAATATGATATGTTTTCAGAAATTTGGATTCAAAGAAATGGTAAATTACCAACGGTAGAAGAGTTATCCGACATTGAAAAGGATTTATATGGACAGGGAGCAACTATTAAACAACTTGTTTGGCGTAGGCTGAAAATTGCCAATAGTTCAGAAGAATCCTTTCAACAAGAGTTTCCAAGTAATCCAATTGAAGCTTTTGTTTCAAGTGGTTCAAATATCTTTGACCCTGTACGGATTCATAAGAAAATATCAAATATCCATAATATTAAACCGATTAAGAAACCAAGAGATTTTCCAAATACATTGATAATGTATTTTGGCAGCCAATTATTACTTTGGGCTGATGTTGAAAAAGGCAAAAGATATTATATCGGGGTAGATTGTTCTGAAGGTATCGGAAAGGACTCAAGTTGCATAGAAATAGTCGATTCTGATGGTTTCCAAGTCGGGCAATTTTCAAGCAACAAAATAAAACCTTATGAATTTGCTCAAGTGGTTTATGAGCTTGGAATATATTTCAATTATGCTTTGTTAGTAGTTGAAAAGGCATCAAGCGGAAATATCATACTAGAAAAATTAAGGTACGAATACAAGTATAAAAATATCTATAAATCAAAAATATTTGATGAACATGGAAGGAAGAAAAAGAAAATTGGATGGCTAACAAATGCCAAAACAAAACCTTTGATGATTGGTCATTTTGTGGAATTGTTTGAGACTGATGAAATTTTTATTAATTCAAAGGAATTACTTGGACAGATGAAAACATTCATTTCAAAAGACAATGGAAAGACAGAAGGAGCAGGACATAAACACGATGACTGTGTACTAGCATTTGCAATGGCTCTACAAGGTGTCAAAAGTGGAATTTGGTATGTATAAACCATTTGTAATAGGTGTTTACAGGACTGTGAGAGCTTAAATTAAACCTTATTAATAAGGGGTATACCATTTTACCTCTAAGAATATAAAAAGGCTTAAAAACCTGTCAGAAAAGAAAAACAGGGGGGTGAGTATGTGCATTTAGAAAAGATGATTGAGAAGTATTTAAAGATAAGCAAAGAAAAGTTGAAAGACTTGAATAAACAGAGAACTAGACAGTTGAGAATAAAAAATAGAAAGAAAAAAACTAAGAAAGAGAGTCCAAAATATGACGGCACAGAAAAATAAAAAGATTGTAAATATAACGGAGGGAAGAAAGATGATGAACGCAGAAAAGATTGAAGTGAAGGTTATAGAAGAAAAAGAAAAAGTTGATAATGAATTTCTAGAATTAGTGTTGGATATTAAGGCAAGCTTCAAATCTATAAAGAAAGATATTGAGGAAATAAAACTTTCTATTGATAGAATTTGTAAAACTATGGAGATAAATGAAGGAGTGAACGAGTAATGAAAGAAAATAAATTATGGTTTCAAGAGGTTGTGGAAGAATCAGAGCATATTGGAAGAATATCAAATGTATTGGATAATAAAGCTTATTTGAACGGTACGCATAAAGTTCTTTCAAGAAAAGATTTTGAGTTCAAAGAGGAAACATATACAACAAGTAAGATTGTATTGAATACCCTTAAAACGGTTATTGATTTTCATTCTAGTTTGATTGTTGGAAAGCCTGCCAGTGTTGTTGGTGGTAATCCTGAAATCATAAATATATTTAATCAGCTTTACAGGGAAAGTGGGTACAATAAACTCAATTATGATATCGTTAAAACCTTGTATAGTTATGGGGATGTATTTGAATATGTTTATCAGGATGGGGACAAGATAAAGAGTAAGTTGATAAGTTCAGCGGATGCCCATCCTGTGTATGATATTCAAGGAAATTATGTTTCTTTTGTAGAGTATTGGACAGATATTCTTACAAGTTCGGAGTATTATGTGGTCTACAAACCTGAAGCCGTTGAGCGTTGGGACAATGAAGGAACTGGTGTACTTGTGAAAAAGGCAGAGTACAAGAACAGTACAGGGCTACCAATACATTATTCCAACAATGAGAATTACAGTTATGATTATTATGGAAAGTCAATACTTGAAGATTTAAAGCCTATACTTGATGAAATTGAATTGTTGTTGAGCAAGATGAACGATAGTATTTATACTTTGTCATTGAATCCGTTGTTTACTGTATCGGGGCAAAAGGTAGATAGTCAAATTGATTCGGGACTTGTTGGAGCTATTCTTAATTTAGAGGATGGAGCTGAAGCACAATATCAAAGTGCAAACCTTGACAGTGCATCAATAAAGCTATTACTTGATAATCTACTAAATCAACTTTATACTATAGCTGGTGTTCCAAGTTCTATAATAGGTCAATCAAATGTATCAAATGTCAGTGAGGTATCTCTTGAATTATTGTTTAGACTAGCGATCAACAAGGCTAGAGCTACAGAACACATATTACATGAGGGATTACAGAAGCGACACGAATATATAATGAAGTTGTTGGGGTTGAAACTCAAGAAAGGCGAGTATGTTGATGTAGTATTCAATTATGATTTGCCAGTTGATAACGGGGAAACTATGGATAATATGAAAACTCAATGGGATATGGGGGCTATTAGTACGGAAACAATTATTTCAAATAGTCCTTATACAAATGATGTGGCTTTAGAGATGGACAGATTGAAAGGCGATAGTTCTATATAGTGTTATTGATTGAATTGTATACTATATATAGTGGGTGTTAACTTGAAGATGATGTAGGGGAAGGGGATTCCACTGTATAAAATTTTGTGTTATATAAAGAAATTCAAAGAAAATCAAAGTAAAACGTAGAAAATACTATATAAATATATTATAAAATGAACATATAGGCTGAAATCGGCATTATTTGCCTAATATCAAGATTTATGTCGCATAACTTCAGTTTTGCGACAAAACGGGAAACGTTTTCCTGCTGTATTTATACATAATTAACTATTATGTATACTTTTAAGCCTTGTAATTCCAATATGTACAGGGAATGAGGGTAATAGAACATGAAATAAAGATTTCATTCACTATTCATGCAAGTTGGGTGTCATTTTCAGGGTGGATTTAACCCCCTAAATAGGGGAAATGGGTGTTGTAGTACCTCTTTTTTTCTGCCACCCAAATTTCAGCCCCTATTTCCATCTATCATTCACACTATGCCCACAACTATCGCCCAACATGTACCCACACATTTTGACATCTCTCAAAAAAGTCAATATTCATCTCCTGAACCTATTGCAATTACTGGGGTAACAAGGGGTTTTTCACTCACTTATGAGGATAACCCCAAAATCTCCAAAAAATGTGATATAATGTAGTGGCATTTATTATATGGGGGGTGTTTTAAATGGTTCATTCAGGGTTTAGTTGATGGGGGTAACAAGGGTATTTTGTAGATTTGAAATCAATAGACTATAAAGGGGATGAAACAATGAAAAAGCATAAAGGTTTAATAAGTATTCTAATAATCCTTTTAATAGGTGTACTTGCAGTTTATCAGACTAGCTTAGTGGAAGGACAGGTTAAGGAAGGTATAGAAGAAGTAAATCAACTTGTAAAATCAGGTGATTACCAAGAAGCTTTAGAACTTTGTGAAAGTATGTTGAATAAAGCAGCTTATAAAAAGCATTTTTCTGATATTAAAGAGGCAAAAGCTGTTGTTGATTCAAAGTTAAGACAATTAGAAAATTCAAATAAACATTTTGAAGTCGGTACAAAATATTTCAATACAGAATCATATAAGATGGCTTATGACAATTTAACACAAGTGCTTGAAGAGGATACGGAAAACTATAATAATGCTAAAGTTATGATTGAAAAATCTAGGGAACAAATAGCAATCGATAGTATAGAAAAGGCTAAGAAAAAGGAACTTGAACAGGATTATAGAATTGCTTTAACATTTATTAACTATGGATTGACTTATAATCATGACAATGAAGAATTATTATCACTTAAAGAATATTACAAACCTTTTGTTGAAGAGCAAATTGACAGAGAAGAAGTTAAGGCTCAAATTGATAGAGCACAAAAAGAAGCTGATGCAATAGCACTTGCAAAAACAAAAGGCGTTTATATCGGTATGACAATGGAACAGGTTCTTGGTTCGTCATGGGGAGAGCCAAAGGATAGAAATGTTACTATTACTGAAAACCATAGATATGAACAATGGGTTTATAGTCTTAGTTCCTATTTGTATTTTACAGATGGGATACTTGAGACAATACAGAAATAGAAAGGGGAAAGATTATGGCATTAATCAAATGTAGTGAATGCGGGAATCAAATAAGTGACAGGGCTGAAGTTTGTATTCATTGTGGTTGCCCGGTCAGTGAAATGGATAAACAAGAAGTAAATAATAATATTGTTGAAATAAATGGCAGAAAATGTGATTTATCTCAAATTATAGAATATAAAAGAAAGGGAGCATTGATTTATGCAATAAGAGATTTAAGAGAAATGACTGGTCTAGGGTTGGCAGAAGCTAAAAGTTTGGTAGATAATTTGGATGTGCATAGTGATAATATTGGAAAAACTATTTATGAAACCAAATGTCCGAGATGTGGTTCAACTGAATTTCAAATGGTTCCTAGAAAATGGAGTTTGGCGACGGGAATATTTACTAACAAAGTAGATAGGGTATGTGTAAAATGTAAGAAAAAGTTTTAAGAATGAAAAACTTGAGAAATGAAAGGGGATAGAAATGGATTTAGTAGAAAAGTATGATTTTTTAATGAATAAGTGTATTAATAATGGGAAGTCAAATCTTACAAGAGAAATAAAAATAGAATCATTACTTGAATATAAAGCAACGGTTGAAAATATGTGTTCTGAAGAAATAAATAAGCACTACAGGAAAATTGGTGAAAATTTATTGAAAGGTAAAGAACAATATGTTGTTAGTGACAAAGGAGAGTTGGAAGAAAAAAATACTTATATTGAAGTATTAAAAAAAATAAACAAAGAGTTATCTGATTTAATGAAGTAAATTGTTAGACCCTTGAACCCTTCGGGGTTCTTTTTTTATACGAAAGGAGAACAAACAAATGACAAATTTAGAAAGATTAAAGATAGAATTATCAAACAAAACATATTTCACAGATGATATTTACACTATGTATCTATCAGAAAATGATTTGATCGCTACGGAAACTTATTCCAAAGCGACTGACCAAAGAGGACTATTATATACAGTAATAGACATACTTGAAGCCCTGTCAAATGATATAGACATGTTTAGAAAGGTTGAAACTGAATTTCTAACCACTGATTCAGCTTATAAGTATCTTGAAAAGCGTATCAATGATATCAATAAAAGGATTCTAGCCCTTCCAACAAATGAGACAGACTCACTATTTTCACAGATGTATTTTAATTAA